AGCGAAGCCCATGACACCGCACAAGTGTGGCTCGAGAATGGCGGCACCCATGACTATTACGACGGCTCCGAAACCTACCGCACCTTGCATTTCGACTATACCAACGCGCCACACAAAGCACGCTATTGGCACCTTGCATTGAAGGCAGCAGGCATTATCAAAACGACGAAAGGGCTTAACCAATGAAAATCAGCACCTATAAAAACAACGCCTATACAGTATTTGAAAAACACCCTACGGGGTGGTATAGCGTGCGGGTATATGCACCCAACGGCACCTTGCACGATAAGGTGTTATGCGACACCTATAGCGAAGCGTGCGCCTACCGTAGGGTTTTTAATGCAATAGCGAAAAACATGTGAAAGGGCTTAACCAATGAGATATATTATCGGCGATATGATAGAAGGACTAGCCCTGATTATCGGGACTATAGCATGGGCGCTGCTCCTTGTGGCGGTGTTGCCATGAGGCCCCGTCTTGACTATTGGGGGCGGCACATTAACCCGCTGCAGTTAGGTGTTATAGGGTTTTTTACGCTTTGCGGCATTGTCATTGCCGCAGCACCTTATCTAGTAATAGGCGCCGCGCTGTACGCTTGCTATTGCATTTATAAGGATTATACCGAATGATCAACCACCCATGGACCGAAAGCGAGCACAGGCATCTTGTGGCGCTTGTCAATAAGGGTTTGCACGCGCACGCCATCGCTGCGATATTGAAGCGCAGCAAGAACAGCGTCATTGGCAGGTGCCATAGACACGGCATTGCGCTTGCCATACCGAAACAACGTGCGAGCCGTGTGAAGGCATCGTACAAACCAACGCAGCGGAAAGAGGTTAAGAGCGTTATCGGGTTTCATACCATCACTACCGGCGCACCCACCCCACCGCAAAGGAAAGGCCATGACGGCAAAGTTGATACCACCGCTACCATACCACCCACCACCACCTTTGAGGCCATCACGAGCCGCGCCTGTCATTGGATAGAGGGTAACACTAACGGACTAGCGACACCTATGTGCGGTAGGCCGGTACATAAAGGGGCATGGTGTAAACTGCACCGCGCCATCGTCTATAAACCTGATAGCACAAGAAAGGTTACGCAATGCACCCCGATGACATCGGCCCGCTATGGGCAGCGGCGGTAGTTTATGCCGCGATGGGCTTTCTATTTTATATTTTAGCGAAAGGGTAATAGAATGAAACAGTATTTTGAAGTCGAAGTCGAATACAGCGGCACCAAAATATTTAAGGTACCTGTTGAGATTAATCAATCGTTAAGCGATGCGGTGGCTTATATCGCTGCGAATTACGAACGGTTCGAGCACGACTACAACCCCGTCATAGATATGACGGATAACAAGCTAATCACCCTTAATTATAGGGAGGAAAAGTAATGTGCGTTAAATCAACTACCACACCGCCACCCATTGCGAAGCGGGCCGAAACCCACGGCGATTACAGCAAGACCGCTGAAATCGCGCAACACATTAAGGTGACCTATCGCAACGCCCCTAATTGGTACCGGCTGTCCTACAGTCAGAAAGAGGCGCTGGACCTGATAACAACCAAAATAGCACGCATCCTATCAGGTGAGCCGAATGAGCCCGATCATTGGCTCGATATTGAAGGGTACGCACGCCTTGCCCGCGAGCGCCTAGGCGAGACAAGGGCACAACGTGAGAAGCGCCTATACGAGCAGGGTGCGGCACCTACCAAGGTGACACCTTGCCCGACCAAGGTGGCACTATATACTGCAATGGACAACGCTATATCGGGAGGTCACGAATGAGCCACATATTAGAACATGACGGCGAACGCTTTGCGCTTTATCATTACGACAGCCAAGAGACCGTGACGGTCGAGGATAAGCAAGAGGGCATACTATGGGTGTTTATGGACGAGGAAGCACAACGCTTCTGGAAACAGTACGTCCTAAGCCTTAAGCACTTTCATATTGAACGCGACTGGACTATTGACAAAGTAATCAACAACGTATTAGAAGGATACGACGATGAGCTTAACACTCTTAACTGAAATCAGCGAACAGATGCAAGACCTTGTGACCGTATTCCGTACCACCGTGTCGGAAATGCGACAAGATACCGTTGATTGGGAAATGCTCGAGCGACGCATTGCCGAGGAGCTTGCACAATTACAGGACAACCGCCAAGGGGAGTTAGAAGTATGAGCGTGATCGGGTTTATATCAGTCGTATTCGGGCTTTTTCTTATTCACCATAAATAATTTAGCAGTTAACAACGCACCGCCGTTAGCGCTGTTTGCACTTTTTTTTATGGCGGCATTAGGAGTACTTACAATGGCTAAAGGTATGAAAAGCGGCGGTCAAACTACCATCAAAGGCAGCGCCGCAGCATCGGGCTTTTTCAGCGGCGGTGACAGCACCAACAAAGCAAAAAGCAATGTAGCGCTGAAAAACACTCCGCAGAAAACAACTTCGCAGATTAAAGGCGGCGGCAAAAAAAGCTAAGGTAGGGGCGGCAATCATGCCGCCCTATTACTAACCATTGACATTTGTCAAACCTTAGAGGAGATCGGAGGATGACCAACCAAACCCTCGTCGCGGCTGTTCTAATTATGCTAACAATAATCTTTTTATTAGCAATTATCATAGAGGATAATGCAGTATGAAACGCACAATTATAGTCATAGTAATCGCGTTAAGTCTTGGGGCTTGTCAACATAAAACTTTATGGCAGCACCCTCAAGGCGGCGGGTTTTTTGATCGAGACAGCTATACCTGCCAAAGAGAAAACATAGGTTTTTATGGTGGCGGGTATGTAGACGCTTACGGCGGGGTGTGGAACCACGGCCCACGAGTTAATACAGGGCTTTATCAAAGCTGCATGAAAGCCAAAGGATATTATATTACCAACAAAGGATAAGACAATGCTTCACTCAAAAGTAGTTGGCGGTAGCACCGCAAAGCGCGTTATCAACTGCCCTGCAAGTGTAAACCTTGTCGCGCAGATGCCGCCCAAAGGGTCTAGCGATTATGCAAACGAGGGCACTATGCTTCACGAGGCTATCGCTGACTATTGGGTGAAGGGATACATACCCGAGAGCTATATCGGGTTTGTTCATGCAGGCAAGGAGCTGACCCGCGAGCTCTACGAGGAGAAGTTCCTGCCTGCAATTAGAGCCATCGACGAGATCGACCCCGCCAACAAACTACAGTACGAGGTCGAAACCGCCGTTAGTTTTGATGGTGTAGACGAGCTGGATGGTGTGTTCGGTACGACTGACTTCTTAGGTCGGATCGACAACGTGGCGTACGTCATTGACTGGAAGTTTGGTGATGGCGTGTACGTCGAAGCAGAAGAAAACAACCAGCTCATGTTCTACGCCGCCGCAGCCATGCGGACACCGAAAGTCGCATGGGTGTTCAACGGTGTCGAAGCCATCGAGATGATCATCGTACAACCTAAGTATGGGATCGCAAGCTGGCGCACCACGCCGAAACGCATCGAGCTGTTCTTGAAAGACCTGATCGACGCCGTAAAAAAGGCCCAACGCCCTGACGCCAACTACTACGCTGGCGACTGGTGCCGTTGGTGCGCGGCGAAGCCCGTCTGCCCTATTATGACAGGCGCGGTGGATCGGGCCATTGAAGAACGGATCGAGGGTATTGACAAACAGAAGCTGGCCTACTACTTAGACCACCTTCCTATGATTAAAGAATGGATGGTATCGGTTGAGGAATTAGCTCAACAGGTACTTGAAGCGGGCGCACCGATCACCGGCTACAAGCTGGTGCAGAAGCGCCCGACTAAGAGTTGGGCTGACGAGGAAGAAGCTGAAGTGTTCCTTTCCCGTCTCCTTAATGAGGAGGACTACTTAAAGACCAGCATCATCACACCGACACAAGCCGAGAAGCTCTTGCAGACGGAAGTGCCGGAGGACTTGCTTGTCAAGAAAGGGACCGCCTATTCTGTAGCCAAGGCCAGCGACAAACGCCCCGAGGCTATTTCACCTGAGCAGCGCCTTGCGTCTGCTCTCAAAAAACTCACAGTATAAGGAAGTTACCATGTCAAACCTGACAACATTCGGCTCTACTCAACTAACCGCCGCTGACCTGCGTAAGGTACAATCCAACACCATCGACACCGGTACTGTCATTCTCAAGATGGACAAGACCGGCTATTGGGTGTACGGCGCAGACCAGACCGAGGTGGCTGACGGCACGCAATGGGCCGTTAATCCCGACAGCTTCATCCACGGCTATATCGCATGGGGTGATGGCGAGGTGCTGGCTGAAAAGATGGTCTCGGTCTCTAAGCCCCTGCCCGAGCTGGAGCCTGCACCCGCAGGAGCCAAGAAGGGATGGGAGCCGCAGCTTGGCGTGTCCTTCAAGGCCGTCTCTGGAGAGGACGAGGGCTTGGAAGTACGCTACACCACAACCAGCGTGGGCGGCAAAAAGGCCCTGCAAAAGCTGGCGAACGAGGTCGCAGACCAGATCGAGACCACACCATCGGACCCTATCGCCGTGGTAACGCTCGGTAAGGAAAGCTACCAACACAAAAAGTACGGGAAAATCTTTACACCAGTCATCAAAGTGGTAGACTGGTTGGGCGTTAACGGACCTGCGAAGGCAACGGAAGCGAGTGCAGGACGTCAGCGCCGCCGCGCATAATAACAAGGGGCGGGATGGTTAAGTCGCCGCTCGAGGATGCCGATGCAGGGAATTTTGCGGCTTTCTGCCCTGCCATGTTAAAAGCCAAATCGACATTCCGCCCCTAACCATAATCATAAGGAGAGGACAATGATAACAATTTTAACTGGCGACTGCCGCGACATTCTTAAAACGCTTCCTGATCAATCCATTAACACCTGTGTAACCTCTCCGCCTTATTTTGGATTGCGTGACTACGGCCATAGCGGTCAAATGGGTTTAGAACCAACACCAGAAGAATTTGTGTTTGAGTTGGTTTCTGTATTGCGTGAAGTTCGTCGTGTTTTGCGCGATGATGGCACTCTTTGGTTGAACCTTGGCGACAGTTATGCTGGGAGTGGTAAAGGCCTAGCTGGGTGTAAGCCTAAAGACTTAATTGGCATACCGTGGATGGTTGCCTTCGCGCTTCGTGCTGACGGTTGGTATTTAAGGCAAGACATCATTTGGCACAAACCAAACCCCATGCCAGAAAGCGTGACTGACCGCTGCACCAAGGCGCATGAATATATTTTTTTGTTGTCAAAGTCTGAACGGTATTATTTTGATCATGAGGCAATTAAAGAGCCTTTAGCAGAAGAAAGTATTAGCCGCGCTAAAAGAAAACAGCGACTAATGGACAAATTTGGTGTTGGGACACTTGGCAAACAGATAGTTGATGGCGTTGACACCACCCATTCATACGCAGGTCTTGCGCTTGGCAGAAACGGAAAAAACAGGATACGACTTAGAAACTGGTTTACGCAATAAACGCTCTGTTTGGACTGTTGCAACCAAACCATTTAAGGGCGCACACTTTGCTACATTTCCGCCAGACCTAATTGAGCCATGCATTCTTGCTGGATGCCCCGAAGGCGGCACTGTGCTTGATCCATTCGGCGGCGCTGGCACAACTGGATTGGTTGCAAATAAACACAAAAGAAATGCAATTTTGATCGAATTAAATTCTGAATATGTTAAAATAGCATCAAAAAGGATTGATCATGAACATACTTTGGTGTGACTTTGAAACGCGATCCCGCTGCGATTTAAAGAAGCACGGCATTTACAATTACGCGATGGACCCAAGCACCGAGGTGCTTTGCCTGTCCTACGCCTTCAACGAGATGGAGCCGACCACATGGTCACCCGACGAGAGCATCGAGCTACCTAACCGCATCTTTAACCACAAGGGGATGATCTATGCCCACAATGCAGCGTTTGAACGACTTATTTTTAAGCATGTGCTCGGCATGGACTTCGCGCTGGAACAGTTTTATTGCACCGCCGCCCAAGCCGCAGCAAACCAACTGCCAAGATCACTGGAGGATGTTGGACGAGCAATATCATCCGATATGCGAAAAGATCATAAAGGAGCGGCCCTCATCAAGAAGCTCTCGGTACCACAAAAAGACGGGAGCTTCCTTAATTCCCCCGATCTGATGCGGCAGATGGTCGAGTACTGCGAGCAGGACGTATGGACCATGCGGGCAATCAGCAAGGCGCTGCGCCCGCTGTCCGACGACGAGCTGCACGACTACCACGTCAACGAACGGATCAACGACCGCGGTTTCTTGCTGGACGTTGAGCTGGCCCGCGCCGCTACCCGCTACGCTGCGGCAGAGACCAAGGAGATCGAAGCACGGGTGCGTGAGATAACAGACGGTGCGGTTAAGTCCGTCCGCTCGCCGACCATGCGCGAATGGGTGAAAGATCGTGTAGGGCCGACCGCCCTAGGCTTTATGAGGGTGTGGAAAGATGGCGAAGAAAAAATCAGTATCGACAAATCGGTCAGGAGCAATCTCTTGGAGCTCGCGGGTGAGGACGACTATGAAGTGCCACACCACGTCGCAGAAGTTATACAGGCAGCGGACGATCTCTGGAGCTCAAGTGTTGCGAAGTTCGAAAGACTTAGTGGCCTTGCTGACCCTCAAGACCGAATTGTTAGGGGCAGTTTCGTATTTAACGGAGGCAGTGCAACAGGGCGAGCAAGCTCTTATGGAGCTCAGGTCCACAATTTCCCGCGAAAATCCCACAACCTTTCACTAAGCGTGCGCGAAAGTATAATTAAGGGTGAGCCTATTGTACCAAACTACGGCGACAACACCAACGCCGTGCTGAAGCAGATGCTTCGCCCTGCTATCGTGCCGCACGAAGGCACAAAGCTGGTTGTGGCTGACTGGTCCAGCATTGAGGCGCGGGTGACGCCGTGGATGACAAACTGCGAGGCAGGGCGGCGCAAGCTGGAGCTGTTCGCCACCGGCGCGGACGTCTACAAGCACAATGCGGCTGCGACGTTTCATGTAACGCCCGCCGAGGTGACCGATCACCAGCGGCAGGTCGGCAAGGTACAGGAGCTGGCTTGCGGCTTTGCCGGCGGGGTCGGGGCGTTCGCTAATATGGCCCGCATCTACAATCTGACGCTATCAGAGCACGAGAGCCAGCGGATGGTGGATGCTTGGCGGCGTGCAAATCCATGGGGTCCGATCTATTGGGAGAAGGTCGAGCTGGCTTACACCCGTGCGATGCGGAACGAGGGCAAGGAGTTTAGCGCAGGGCGCGTAACGTACTTGTTTAAGAACGGGCACTTATGGTATGCTCTTCCTTCTGGTCGCATCTTGTGCTATCCGTTTGCTCGCTTTGAGGGCGACGGTTCCATATCCTACATTAAAGCGGCATGGAAGCCAGCACAGGATGCAAAGGAATGGCCTCGGGCTCGCCTCTGGCGCGGTCTGGCTGTAGAAAATATTACCCAAGCGGTGGCTAATGACTTATTGCGTCACACTCTCCGTCAGGTCGATGCCGTCCTCCATGTCCACGATGAAGTCGTGCTTGAGGCATCCGACCCTGAGCAAGCTGCCGAGCATCTTTTAAAAGTTATGACCACGCCGCCTGCATGGGCAGTAGGGCTACCCCTCGCGGCTGAAGTCAAGATTATGGAAAGGTACGGTAAATGACGCCGTTCAATCAATATCTTGCAAACCTAGCCCCTGAAGGCGAAACCACCCTATTCGTTAAGCTCATCAAAAAACCTACCGGCGACATCTGGATGCCCTATTACCCGTCAGATTATGACGGCGAGGGGGCGTGGTACGCCAACACCGGATCGTTCATTGTCTCCCGCTTTGAGGGCAAGCCCCGTGCTCGGTCGCAGTACTGCGAACGGGTGTCAGTCCTCGTGCTGGATGACATCGGTACGAAGTCCACCACCCCGCCGCTTGAGCCGACATGGAAGATGGAAACATCGGAGGGCAACTACCAATGGGGCTACATCTTTCGGCTGGACGACCAACCGACCAAGGCCGAGTTCGGCGCAGCAATCAAGGCCATCGCCAATGCAGGCTACACCGACCGAGGGATGCTAAACCCTGTCCGCAATTTCAGGATCGAGGGCTCGATCAATCTGAAGGAAGGCAAGGGCGGCTTCGCATCGCGGCTGGTCTCATTCCATGCCGATAAGGAATTTTCCTTACCTGAAATCCTTGTAGCACTCGGTGTTACACCCGAACCGCCACACGCAGCTACCATATCGTATGACGGCACGCTGGCGCACACCGAGCCGACCACGCATACCACCATCACCGACCTGCGGGATGCGCTGACCTACATCGACGCCGAGCCTTACAGTGTATGGATCGCAGTCGGGATGGCGCTCAAGACGCTCGATGATGACGCCGCAGGGTTCGAGCTGTTCGATACTTGGTCAAAGACCGCGAGCAACTACGACGCAGAGGCGGTTGACTTTCAATGGTCCGTATTCCAGCCCCGCGAGATTACGCTTGGTACCATCTACCATCACGCCAAGCAAAACCCGACCTACGTTCCACCCGAGGACCGTGGGCTGACCATGCTGGCTGGTAAGGTAGAGGGCGACCCTAAGTTCGAAAAGGCTAAGGAGCCGACCTTCGTACAGGAGGTGCGCTATACTCCAATGCCCGAGCCAACCGATGACGAGGTGCTTGGTATTGCCAACAAGGTCGGTCGGTACACCGACAGGCAACTGTTTGAAAATTTGGTGTATGTTGCAGCGCAAGAGTATTGGTTTGATATTAGAACGCGAGGGATATTTACCAATCGAGGAATTGACAACCTGTTCCTTGGTCGCACTTACCATTCCCGCCGCTTTACCAAAGCAGACGGCACGCCAGCCAAGCGTGTCATTACCTGCTCGCAATTCCTGCATGAAGCTCGTGAGGTGATGGAGATCGCAACCGCCGACACCTTCACATTTCAAGCAGGTGGTGCGGCTGTCATCCATGACAACGGGCGCGTGCTGGCGAATTTATGGGTTAACCATCGCATGACAGGCGTTGCAGGTGACGTCTCGATCTGGATGGATCATGTTGAGCGGATGATACCGGATGAGGCTATTCGCAACCATGTGCTGGATGTGATGGCGTTTAAATACCAGCATCCGCATATCAAGATCAACCACGCCATTTTGATGTACGGCGTAGAGGGCAACGGAAAAGACATGCTATGGTCGCCCTTTCTGCACGCCATCGGACAGCCAAACATTACGGTCGATAGCGTGCAGACCTTCACCGGACGGTGGGGCTATGCTTACGAGAAGGAGGTCGTCGTCATCAACGAGCTGATGGAGGGTTCTAATTCGGAGCGCCGTCAGCTTGCCAACAAGCTCAAGCCCCTGATCGCAGCGCCGCCAATGTATCTGGAGGTTGAGAAGAAGGGGCAAGCACCTTACCCCGTACCCAATCTAATGTTTGTGCTGGCCTTTACCAACTCACCTACGGCGTTGTCGCTGGCATCTGATGACCGCCGCTGGCTTTGCGTTCACTGCAAAACACCGAGACTGCCCGTCAAGGAAGCCCGTCCAGTATGGGACTGGTATCGCGCTGGCGGCTACCAAAAGATCGCACACTTCTTTACCACACGGGACGTCTCGGCGTTCAACCCTGCCACCTTAACTGTAACGACGGAGTACAAGCAACTTATGATTGAGAATGGAAGGTCAGAGGCCGAGAGCACGCTGGTCGATATGATCAACGCAGGGGTGGGCATCTTCTCGACGGGCGTCGTGATCGGCCCGTGGTCGGAGCGGATGCAACAGTTGCGCGATCAGGTGAATAATGTAACGCTTTATCAGGCAGCGCTGATGAGCGCATTGAAGGATGCGGGATGGCACGACTGCGGTTACATCATGGCCCGTGGCCTATCGCGGGTTCATGCTTGGTGCCACCCTGATCTGGCGGGCGAACCATCATCCGACCTGCGGCGGTTGGCGCAACAAAATCCAGAGCTTGCCAAGAAGCCTAAATTTACAGCCATCAAAGGGGACAAGGATGCTAGAGAAGCAGATTGAGACGTACTTCGTTAAGCGGGTGAAAGAGATCGGCGGCAAAGCCTACAAGTTCACATCACCTAGCAATCGCGGTGTCTCAGATCGGATTGCAGCAATGCCCAACGGACAGGCTTGGTTCGTCGAGCTGAAACGACCTGACGGCAAACTGACGGCGTTGCAGACGCTGTTTGCTCATGACATGAGGACGATGGGCCAGCGCTACGCTTGCCTCTACAGCAAGGAAGATGTGGACAAATGGATCAGCCAGTTTTAAGAGGATACCAAGAAGATGCTGCTGACTTCTTATATGCTCGTAATGCTGCGATGGTACTCGCGCCAGTGGGCGCGGGTAAAACGGCGATTACGTTAACCGCCCTGCGTGATCTTATAATGGACGGCAATGCCAAGCGAGCCTTGGTCGTAGCGCCGCTGCGGGTGGCCTCCAGCGTGTGGCCCTTCGAGGCATTGACATGGGCACCCGAGCTGAAGGTTGAAGCGGCGATAGGCAGCCCGCAGCAACGCTGGAAGGCTGTTCACAATTTTGCTAACCACATCGTGACGATCAATTACGAGAACCTGCAATGGTTGGCTGACTTCAAGCTGGAGTTTGACGTCGTGGTGTTTGACGAACTGACCCGGCTTAAGAACCCGTCTGGCGTGCGGTTCAAAGCCATCAACAAGATCGCGCAAGCGATACCGATCAGGTGGGGGCTGACCGGCTCTTTCACCAGCAACGGGCTTGAGGATGTGTTCGGTCAATGCAAGATCATAGACCAGAAGCTGCTCGGACGGTCGAAAGGCGCGTTCTTGCAATCTTACTTCAACTGCATCAACAAGGAGTATCAACAATGGGAGGCGAAAGAAGGAGCATTGGAGGCGGTGATGCAGAAAATCAAGCCATCGACGTATGTCCTACCATCCAGTTTATACAGTTTGCCCAGCGCGTTCATTTCTACTATCTCGGTCAAGATGCCGGATCGGACACCGTACGATACAATGAAGCAGCATCTGACATTCGAAGGCGTTACTGCATCGACTGCGGCGGTCGCTGTTCAGAAGCTCCAGCAACTGTCAGCGGGGTTCCTTTACCAAGAGGAGGATGGCGTTCGATGGTTTAACAGCCACAAGATGGACGCCCTCGCTGAATTGCTTGAAGAAAACCAATACCCGAACACCATAGTGGTGTATCAGTACAAGGAGGAACTCGCCGAGCTCAAGCGCCGGTTCGGGGCCAAGACCATATTGGACGACCAAACCATACGGGAGTGGAATGAGGGTAAGGTACCCCTTCTCGCCGTTCATCCGATGTCGGCGGCCCACGGCCTTAACCTGCAATACGGGGGTAATCATTTAATATTCTTGTCCCTGCCTTGGAGCTTGGAGCTCTACGAGCAGACAATAGGTAGAATACATAGATCAGGGCAAAAATCGGATGTTTGGGTTTATGTATTGATGACACAAAACAGTATTGACGACCGCATCTTCGCAGCACTTGCTGACAAGCGCACTTTGGCTGAAATTGCACTCGAGGAGTTGAAAGCGTGAGTTGCAAGGAGGAGGGGCGGCGACAGAAGACCCGTCAACGGCAAGAGCGCCATCGCTACGGCGTCACCCGTGACGAACTTGTAGCTCAGTTGGGCAACGACAACTGCTCCATCTGCGGCAGTCCGGGCAGCGGCAAGCGGCGCAACCATATCGACCATTGCCATGCGGTCGGCATCAACCGTGGCTTTCTCTGCATCAACTGCAATCGGGGGCTTGGCAATTTTAGAGATGATGCAGCGCTCTTGGCAAAAGCAATAGCCTATATCCAGAACCCGCCATTGATTGGAAATTATTATGAAAATTATCGCGATGCTGTCATTGATGCTGAAAAAGAAAATGGGGGCTAATGCCCCCATTTAATGTCAGAACCATTCATCCCAATTTTCATCTTCTTCTTCTTCTTCGTCTTCATCGTCGAAGTGCTCATAGATGTGATCTACCAAGCCTAACAGCAAGTCGCCTTGCTCGTCTTCATCGAAGTCGTCCATCAGGTCAGTCCAGACGATCTCGACTTGCCAATCCTCAATGTCTTCATCGTAGTAAGTCCACACGGTGCCAAGTTTGTGCATTGTAAGCTCCTATCAGGGGGTGAGAGCCCTTACTTTACCAAGGGTTTATGACAAACTCAAGTATCTTCTTCTTCGATTGGATACTGTTTCCAAGGCAGTTGGAAGTGCCCGCCATCTTTCAAAGTTTTCCAATCACCACCCCATTCTAAAGCAATTTCAAGGTCTTTGGCGACTTCCTTAAAGGTCTTTGCGAGCTTCTCGTAATTGGGCCACGCCCAATTGATCCGACCTTCCTCGTCCACGGCTGCAATATCTACCGCATGGCCTGTCAGATGGCGGGAGTTAAGCGTCTGGCTGGCTCCTTTGGCGACATTCACCTTCTCCTGTTCCAGTGTCCGCAGACCCTCCAGCACATAGAAATTGACCTCGGTCATGGCATAAGCCTGCATCACAACCTTAATCAAATCGGGATGCACGCCATCCAGCTTTTTTAGGGATTTAATTGTAGGGGCGAACGTCATTTAACAGCAACCCCTAGCTTTTTCTCGTATGTCCGCAAGCCCGCCATCCCGAGCATAGCCATCACCAACTCCATCAACGATCCATCCAGCGGTGGAAAATTTCCATAGCCAGTCGCAGTAAGGAAAGGGCGAAGAACATATTGATAGCAAAGTCCTGCGGCCCCAATCCAGCCAATAGCAGGACGCCAGCCAGACACAAAAAGGTTGGGATTTGTAGCTTCTGCGGCATTAACTTCACTCTGCGCTGAGTCCCATTTTCTGAGACTTTCCCGTAGCTCCGCCTCAGCGGTCAGCTTGGCGTTCTGGTCGGGAATAAATTTGTTGATGATGCTTAAGCCAGCACCGATTGCGTCGTCAATGCCAAATGCCATTATTCGCCATCCTTTGACCCGTTAACTATACCGTAAATGCGTAAGATCATAAAGGTTATAGATAGCACACCTGCTATGAGCTGGACAAGCTCGCTTGTTTCCGCAAGCGTCCAAGGGAAGCTCCATGTTGCAACAACAACACCAGTATCGACTGCTAGTTTATGTTCGTTGCTCATGGCATCTGTTGTCCTTGCAAGAGAGCGTTGGTAACACGGCTTGTGGTGTTAGCACCACGACCGAAAGCAAGCATATTGTTGGTCAAAGTCGTACGGCTTTTGTCGTAATTCAACGCATCTTGCATAGCCTTTGCGGCGTTTTCAGGGCTTGCCATCTCAACGGCAATTTGTTTCAGCACGTTGGCGTTAATGGAGCTACCGAGCTTACGCATCAGACCGTCAAAGATAACGGCGGGGCTAAGACCTTTGTGGGCAAAACCATGCACGCCAATCTGCGGCACGGACTGATCGGGGATGTTGCTGGACGAACCCATCTTAGCACGGCTCTCGGTCAGCGCCTCTCTTGCAAGGTCTTGCTGGATGCCTTTGACAATCGCTGCGTTTTGCGGGCCGATGACTTGATCAAGGTTCTGGAACAGTTGGGTGCCGGTTGCGGACTTGATGGTGCTCGGCGCGTTCTCTACAGCACGGGCAAACACGCCTTCGCGTTCGCCAGCACCAAGCGGGTCTGCCAACCGACGAGACAACTCCTGCCCGACTTCCATCTTGTTGATGTTAGCGCTGTCCTTGCGGAACTGTTCCCGTGCGGCAGCGTACTTATCGCTGTTCTTCTCGATCCACTCAATCAGCGCCTTGCGAACGTCGCCGATACTGCTGGAGGATAGACCTTTCATCCCGCCAACGGATGGGTCGGCGTTCATCATGTCCTTCAAAGCCACTTGCAAAGTATGCAAGTCGCCAACCGTGCCGGTAGAGGGCGTGGCCTCGGTTGCAGGCGTACCGGCTTCAAACTGCCGGACGGGGCGTCCGGCTGGATTGGTAGCCCCGGTGTCAACCAGACGACCGGGGGTGGCTTCCGTTGCCGGAGCGCCACGCTCTAGTGTAAATGGTGTCTTACCAACGGCTTCACGGTTACCGCCGACAAACTCTATGTCGCCAAGCACCTTGTCGATAGCGGGGCTGTTAAGCAGGCCTTCCAGCCGTGGGTCTGCTACGATAGGTGCCTTGCCCGCTTCTGTATACGCTTGATTAGCCGATGCTGAACGGGCGTTCTTGGCAGCTTGCAACTGTTCAGGCGTACCGGCGAAACTGTCAATCGCCGCTTGACGCGCTGCAATGTTCTGCCGGTTGATGTTATCATATAAGGTTGGGGTTTCGCTTTGCGCCGCACGTTGTAGCGCCGGATAGAGCGTGTTCGGAACGGACGAAGCGGCTTCGGCAGCAGTCAGTTGCGTGCCGGGTGTTGCAGCTTGCGTGGTATTCAACGCATTGATAATGTCTTCACCTTGGCCTTCAGCCGCCGTCAGGTAGGCGTTGTTCTTTGGATTAAAGATGTCGCGCATAGCGTTGACACCTTGTGGCGCTAAACGCGCAACGGGGTTCAAAGCGTTAACCGGATTGGTGTATTCCCCTACGGTTTTCATCACGTCGGCTGTTCGAGCCATACCAGCACGACCCGCAAGCGCACCGCCGCCACCAACCAGCATGGACAAGTCAGCCGCCACTCCAACCGGATCGGTCTTAATGGCGTTACCAATCGCTTCTGCCGAACCGTACTTCTCAGCCAGATGCCCACCAACCGCCGATGCCGTTTCAGCAATACGTTGCACTGCCTGCGGGTTATCAATACGATCAAGGAAGTCTGTCACGCCTTTCGGCAGGATAGCTTTAGCACCGGCGCGTGCCGCACCAGCGGCGGTATCCAGCAGCGTTCCGGCGGTATCTATCGGGTGCATAACGGCGCTTGCCAAACCAGTCACCATGTTAATAGCTGAACCGGGGATGTTGGAAACTGTCGTGGCAAGATCGCCTGCGGCTTTACCGTAGGCCTGCTGCCGTTGTTGATGGAAGCGGGAAACGGGCGGTTCCGACGTCTGGTCTGGAGCGGGTGCAGCGGCAGGAGCGGCGGCTTGCTGATCAGGCTTATACCACGAGACATCGTGCCCGTTCTTCTGCAACTTGGCAATAAGATCGGCCTTGGTCGTTCCGTCTGGAACGCCCTGAATAACGGTGCCGTCGGGGAGCTCTACATCAGGCATTACTGCAAGTCTCCAAACTTAATGACTTTACCGCCGGACGGTGCAGCAGGGGCGTTGTTCTGCGGCATGGGTAGGATATTCGGCGTAGAAGCAGGCGGCGACAGAGCGTTAGTATCGCTGTTAAACGTACCTTTTTCTTTCATCTGTTTAGCCCGTTCGATACCGTCTTGCAATATCTTCTGCGCGTCTTTAATAGCAGCATCAAAGTCTTTGGTGCTCAGGGACTGGTTCATGCGGTTAATAGCGGCGGTGGCTTTGTTGCCTTCCGCATCCGAGATCGCACCACCACCGCGCAGCATGTCGAACGCCGACAAGAAGGCTTGACCTTTGGCGTGCTCCATGCGGTTTCTAAAGTCAACACCTTGCGAGCCGGGAATGTACTGTCCGGGGTTCAAAGCACCGCCGCCGGTGTAAGTGTTCTTAGCTGGATGGTTCAAGATTGCATCCAGATCATTGATAGCTTGTTGCGCGTTAGCAATCGTTGCATCGGCAGTCTTCATGTCCTTTGCTTTGCCGCCAGTCGCTTCTTGAATGGCTCGGTCGTAAGCTGCCCGCTTTGCGTTATATTCAGGGTCTTTAGGATCAAGGTCGGCGCGATCCGACATGAGCTTACCAAGCGGCGATGCGCCGCCACCAGTACCGCCTTCACTTGCTTTGAAGTTATTGGCTTTGGCAATACGAGCGTCATAAATAGCTTTGTTCTCAGCGTAGTTGGGCGAGTTAGGATCAAGCGCATCGCGCTCTTGAATGAGCTTACCAACGTCGGACGCAGCTTGAGGCCGTGTAATGCCTTCTGAACCGGGTACCGACGTCGCTTGGTTGTTCAGCGGGTTAATCGCAATCGTATCCGTCCGGTTACCAAGGTTGCGCGTCTGGTAGTGCATTTTGGTTGTTTCGCCAGCCTTAGCCATCAACTGCTGCTTCAGCATTTCAAATTGTTGCGGATCGGCGGGCGCTTGTGGCGGCAGGATTTGATCAAGATGCGGAACGTCTTTAACTGTAGACGCCCGCCACGCATCGTAAGTATCTTGCGTAACAGACGGCAGCATGGAAGCATGAAACGCCATTGCTTTGACCGTGGCATCGAGGTTGTCTTTGGTAACCCCGATCTTAGCTTTGTCAGCTTCGGCAGTGTTCTTATCCATCGCATTGATGTCATTGACAAGTCCCATGCCTTTACGGGCAGCATCAATCTTGCCGTTTTGCACGAGCTTGTCCGTTGCAGTGCGAGGGTCAGCCGGTGTCGGCGCAACAACCGTCGGTTGCAGGTCAGGATAGCTATCACCCCCTAACGTACCGGCGTCGCTTGCAGCGCCCGGCGCGATCAAGTTAGGATTGATGCGGTAGCCGGGCGTTGCAGTAGCGGCAAGCGCGTTCTTGTAATCCATCTCAGCCCGAGCGTCTTTAGCCCGGTCGGCCTCGCCGCGAGCCCGCGAGGCAAGCGCGTTCTTATAATCTTCTTGCGACTTCATATAATTGAAGCGCCCCTGCTGCAACTGAAGCTGCTGTATCTGTCGCGCCAGCGCGTTCTTGGCATACTCGTTAGGATCACCGAACGAGATGCCAACCGGGGCTGTATTGTACATACTAGTATCAATAGGCATATCAGTAATCCTTATACGGGCGTCCAGTTACCGCCGCTATATGTGTAACCGCCGTTGTTCAACCAGCTAGTATCTCCGACGTTGTAAGTGCCGTTGCTGTTCATACCGCCAGCACCGCCGTTGTAACCGTCATTGGCATTGTTGTACGAATTGAACGCGCTCATTAGGTTCTTACCGGCGTTGCTAATGCCGGTGTTCCAAGCATTAGAGCTAGCCATCGTACCAGCCGCCAACGCATTGCCCGCACCAATCGTGTTGTTAGCGACGTTGTTAGCGGTCTGCTGAATGACGTTACCGCCGTTTAAAGCGGCGCTGTTATTGTTGGCGTTCATGGTATTAGCGGTTTGCTGACCTGCACCCATCAGGACCGACAACGAGTTTAGATCGTTGGCGCGAGTTGTGTTGTAGTTGTTGTAGGAGTTGTTGTAGTTCATGTTGTAGGCGTTAGCAGCATTGTTGCTGTTAGCCACAAACGCATTGTAAGCGTTCTGGTTGTAAGTATTGTAGGCGTTCGATGCGTTGTTGTAGTTCATGTTGTAGGCGTTGTAATTATTATTAGCGTTCATGTTAAACGCATTGTACTTGTTGGTAGCGTTGGTATTGAACGCATTAAGGCCGACATTGGCGTTCATATTATACACATTGGCAGCATTGCCGTAATCTTGGTTGTAGCGGCTATAAGCGTTTGCATACTCTTGACTTGCTGACTTTTGACCGTAGTCGGTAATAGCCCGCAAGGCATTACCAGACAGCGCACCGCCACGAGCCGCAGCGGAAGCGTTGACGCCTTTCAGACCTTCCGACAACCGGAACGCAGTGCCGGGATCAGTGTACTGATCGTAACTGAAGTCTTTGAACGTAAACTTGTCAGGTGCGTGGTAGACGTCTGGTGTAAATTTCTCAGGTTTATACTCGCCACCTGCGTAAGCAAATTTATCGGGTGCGGTATACACTTGCGGAACGTACGGGCCAGCGGCGTATTTGAAGCCGTTGCCGGGCGCGTACAACCCGGTGTTTTTGGTGTTAGCCCCGTTACCGCCGCTTTTGCTATTCGCTAATGTTTGCAAATATTTGTAGTCGGCGCTGTCCTTCTGAACGCCGCCAGCCATTACTTTAAGCAGGGCATCGCCTGTCAGATGTTGATCGGCAGCTTGTTGGGTCCAATAATCAAACCCGGCTTGGTCTGGATCGCGCCCGAGTTTGGTAACGTAATTGTTAAAAATTTCTTTTTGCAGATCAGTCATCCCGGCACTGGAATGAATGTATGCTGTCGTATCCGCAGGATTTGTGGTTTTATCGGTCTTTGTCGTGTCCGTCGCGTTGGTTGTCGTCGCAGGGTTGTTATTGATCTGCCCTGACGAGATAGCGTTGTTATACGACGACGGGTCCATCCGTTCGCCGGTCTTGCTGTTAACGTAATACTCTTGACCGCTGTCCCCGCCTTGGCTGTAATACTGCCAATTCGCTTGGTTATTAGCGTCAGTTGTAGGATTGCTAGTCGTATTGGTGTTGGTGTTCGTCGTATTGTTATCGGCGTTCATCAATTGTTTGTAATTAACGCCTTGGGTTAGGGCGTTGACCGCTGCAATTTGACCTTGAGACGGGGACAAGCCCAACAGGTTCATATACTGATCACGGGCGGTATTGCCAGCCAACAAGGACGACTTGTTCAGTTCCAAGTTCTTATTGTACATCGCCTGCTGAAGTGCTAAGGTCTCTTGTTGAGCCTTGAGCTGTGCGGCAGAGGCTTTATCCGCAGCGGCGGCTTGCGCGTCAGCGGCATCGCTTGCCGCGCCAGATGACAGAACAGAGCCAGCTAAACTAGCTCCCGCCGATACAACCGCGCCAACAATAGCCATCTTAGTCTCCGATCCACTTGGAATACAGGGTTTCCACCGGTGTCATTCCAAGTCGTTTAAATAGAACAGAACAGTCTTTGTGAAGTTTCGAGGAATGGTGGATGCGATGAACGCCTCTTCGTTTGGCTTCGAGCTCCACTTCCCGGAACATCTTTACAAAGTCAAACCCACCCCGAATATCCGGGTGAGTCCAGAATATATCCATTATGAGCTCAAGGCAAGTCTTATAATGTAGGTTAAAGGCCACAAAGCCCATATAGTAGCCAACGAGCCGCCCGTTGTCCCGAATTGTGACAACCAATAGCGGCTCGATTTCGTTCAGTATGCTGTACGCCTTATAATTGACGTCCAGCAATACCTTGTCCTTGTTAAGCGCCAGCTCGTCCCAATGAGCGGGATACAGATGTTTGGCATCTTTTATGAAATCCTCGTACGGTTCGGTCTGGATAATCATTAGCCATTCCTTATGTCCACGATAACCACAATCCGGTCATCTTTGCTGTTGTTCATAACGGAGTGTTTGGCGTTATTATTGATCATCCAGATTTCGCCATTACGGAAGTTGACAGTTTCATCTTCGATATGAAACATAGCCCCGTTCAGACTTTGCAGGGCAATCTGGTAGCGTGTGAAGTAGGTGGCTGGTGCTCCTTGATCAATGTGCGGTGTAATCTGCTTGCCCGGGGGCAGTTTGGTGATGATGCAGCGACCAAGGTGAACGCCCTCCACATGCCGCATCAGGTTCAGGATCAGTGCCCGTACGGGCTTTAGGATATGCCATCCTCGGAACGGCTGGACGAGCTTGTCGTCAATCACCTGCCCCGTCGGGTCGTTAAACATCAACCAGATGTCGCTGACTTCGGCATGAGCTGTACCGGGGTGTTGGGTTCGTAGCGTATTCTCATTCCAAAGGTCGGGGTTTAGGGCTATGGCGTGGAGTGCTGGAAATACGTCAATGCCTTCTGCTACCTTCAAGAAGTGGCGCATACATTATCCTTTCAAGGGTTACGGGGTTGGAAGCGGGTCTACAGGTAAACTAGGTTCTGGACCATCAACAATAGTCCATTGAGTGCCATCAAAACGAGCAAATTTGTTTGCAGGAATAACAGGTATTGGCACTCTCGTCCAATAAAGAGGAGCGCCATCGGTGTTTGTTATATCACGACGACTGCCAGTATAAAACCCGGTTAATGGTTTGTATTCGTAAATGGTTGGCATGGCGCACCTTACGTTTTAATATAATATGGGGTAGGTGTAGAATTAACGCTATACGGGCTATCAGGGTTTCCGTTAAACGCAAGTGCGCTATACGCACTAGTTGAGCTAATATACCCGTTCGGTAATTTATTACCCAACGAAGGCACAACAAATTCAGTTGCGGGGTTATAATTATATACGTTAGAAGTATACATTGCGCTGGAGCTAACGTACCCATAATATAATCCAGACGACTGACGACCGCTGTAGAAAGTCGCTGAATTTGTGCCGTCGTATGTCGATCTAAACCAGTTTATGAAATCTTTGGTTATATAACCGTTTTTTGTTGTTACCCATCCGTTGCTGTCAATACCCAACACTTTACCTACGTTTTGATTGAAAGCGTTGCTAGCTGACGTAGTGTTTAATGCGGTCCAAGTACCGGTAAGTGTCGCGCCGCGAGCAATTCGGCCTGATTTATTAACAACATAAAAGTTACCACCAACATAAGTAACACCAACCACGGAAGTATCAGCCCCAAATCCAATAATACTGCTATATATCTTACTGTAAACAGTGTCGCTACCGCTAGAGCCGTTAGTAAAGCTAGTGCCGTTGGTTGAATACACAACACCAAAAGCATTAGATGGGGCAGTAACGGCGTTTCCATAAACAAACAATACTTCCGTCGGCGAACACGCTACCGCAACCGCTGCGTTTTGATAGCCGCCGATGTTAGAACCAGAATAAACAGCGCTCCAACTTGTAGGAGTAGAGGACGCAGAAAGATAAAAGTATGTGTAATAACTACCATTAACATCTGCACCTGTAGCGATTGTATACCAACGATTAGCCGGACCGCCATAAGTTACATCTGAAATAAGGTAATTATAACCGCCAGCTAACCCCGTTATAGAAGCGGGCGTCCATGTTGTAAGGTTATTACTATAATTATAGTAGCAAACAGTTCCCGAAACTGTAGGGATATACAACCCAAACATATAATAGCCGTTGCCGTATCCAACACTATTACCGTTAGCACCACCAAGTGGGTTGTTATACCCGCCGACTGTAGTCATGAAGGGGCCTGAAGTTAAAGACGAGAAATTAACCCCATCTGTTGAAATTTGCGCCCAACCTGCCCCTGTCCCGGTATAAGTTCCGCTAGTATATCCTAAATTAGTGCTGGCAAAAACATAACCGTTAGCTTCGTTGGTAGTATAAATATATTGTATCCCCGCGCCAGTAGGAGCGCCTAAAAGAGTTTGCACGGGTGAAACTTGTTGACCGATGTAGGTTGCCAACGCAGGGTAAACGGATTGCAAATATGTGGAGCCGTCGCATTTCAAATAGCCTGTGGGCGCGGTGCTGGATGCCGCACGGGTAATTGTACCTACAGGAATAGCAGCGGGCGTTTGCCATGTTGTCGCCGTGCCGGTGGACGTCAACACTTGCCCGACAGTGCCATACGAAGGTGTTGCGCCAATACCAATGCCGCCGGTTGCGACGTTAAAGGTGAACGCCGTCACACCTGCTTTGCTACGCAGGGCGGTCGTTGCGCCATCAACGTAATTGTTGCCGGTAGCGTTATTGTCGATGGTCAGACCACCACCAACACTGCTAACGGACAAGCCCGTCTCGCTTGCCGTTGTAGTGACAACCCCGAACCGGGCGCTAGGGGTTGTGGTTCCAATACCAACCCGCCCATTGGTCAAATAGCGGCTAACTTCTGCGCCATTGACGTATATCGTGTAGGGCAAAAACGCGCTTGTACCGGCAGCGCCCGATACAGTACGGGCGTCCGTCGCGTTGATTTCCATCGAATGATAAGAAGAATTGGTCGGGACCGAATTGTTGTAGGAAACCCACGAAGCGTTAAGGTTGGTGCCGTTGGGCACCACACCAACGGCTGACAGACCGTTGGAAACCGTTGTCTGAAACATCGTCCGGTTAAGCAGGTTAATGTTGGTAAAATCACCCAACACCCGGTTAGCCAACGACGGCAATGTGCTGGAGCTGCCTATGTTGTCTACGGACCAAATTTGCGTACCGGTGGCGGTTGTCAGCGTCATTTTGTACGCGCCGGAACCGAGCCACACCAGAGCTTCCCCGCGAGCATCCAGCACAATCGGGTTGGTGTTGTTGATGGTGCCGTTGACATCTTGATAAGTCGCCTGCGGCGTGGTAGTGCCCGCAGCATAAGTATACAGCAAGCCACCGGCTAACGGAACGCCGTTGTTATCAAAGAATTGGAGCTTTGGAGGTGTGCCTAACGTAGCCATATTAAACTCCCGTAATGGTCTGCCAAGCAGTACCCGTGTAGACGCATAGCCGTTTCAAACTTGTATCGAATACTAATAAACCAGTTTTAGGTGAAATCATAGCATTTTTCTCCGCAGTTGTCATCGGCGGAGCAATAACCGCAGTCGGAATAGCATCCATAAACCGGTACCACGGACGGGTCATTAAGCCGTCATCATCCAGAACGGGCACACGGGTGGAGGGGATTTGATTAGGCATTGGTTACGTTCCCCACAATCTCAGCCGTTATAATGGCGATCTTTACCGGGTCCGTTCCAGACAATTCGTAAATGCGGTCGCGGAGTTTGGTCGTCATGCCAAGCCGCCGCCAGATAACACGCTGCTGATAGTTACCGAGCTTGCCAAGCGATGCCCAATGCTCGTTTGACCAAGTATGCCCGCCGTCATCCGACCAGCGCAGCATCACTTGCGGATCAAAGCCGGAACTAGCATTGTAAATAGTTGTTACCATATAAGACGGCGTACCGGTTGTAATCAGACGGTTGCCGCTTTCGGTAATCAGGTTGAACGCAGTGGAGGCGCCTTCAAAGTAGGGCAGGCCAACGCCAGCTTCCATATAAATCTGCAATGAGTGCTGCAACGACCGCTTCATATCGTTCTTGTCAGTATCCAACGCCCGCCAAGTACGCAACCATTTCTGCGGCGCTCCAGCATCGTCGTAAGTGTTCTGGTCAAGCTCATACAGATTGCCGTTAGCGTAGTCGCCGACAATCGTCATGTTGTTATAATAGATTTGAGTGTTAGCTTGATGGCGGGTAAACTGACCGTTGACCAATGCAGCACGCTCATGCCACAACCCCGTCGCAAGGTCGAACGCCCATGTCTTACCAGCGGACGGGAAGTTCAAAACGTAGAACGGATGCCCGTCCTGTTGATAGGTGTAAGCCACCGCATCGGAGAGCGTGCTGTATTGTTGTATCTGCCATTCCACCATGTGGTCTGACCGCCGAACGCCTTGATAGCCGCTGGAAGCATAAACAACGCCACCGCCTCTTGTATCGGCGCCAAGCCAGAACAGTTGGTTGTTGAGCTTCGCTACAGAATACGGCGCAACGCAACCGATTTCACCCGTCGCACCTTGGATGCGAGCCAGCGGGAAGTTAGCGGTACCGGCGTCATACCAGACTTCCGTCGAGCCGGAGCCAAACACCCAAAGCTCGTTATGGGCGACGTAAGTCGCAACGACGTTATCAGGATTGCTTTCCGCAGTCGCAAACGACAACGCATCCCACGACTTGCCATCGTAGATGGCGCTGGTCCACACCCGCCCGGAATTGGGCTCGTTAATTACGAAGTAACCGTCGAGATAGCTGACCATCACCGCGCCCGGAAAGTTGGGATCGGTTACTTGCGCGAAAGTAGATTTTGATGTGTCGTAAACGTAGGCGGTCGGGTTGGCAGCTATAAACAGTTGAACGCCGTTATCAACCATCGACACGATGCCGGTGCCGGGAACAGTACCAAGCGACTTGGCGTCAAACGCAGCGGACAGTTGATAAAGGGTGGTGCCGGACACGACATACAGCGTGGTGCTTGCCATAACCCACATGCCGCGGATCGGGCCTGTGCCTATGGTCTTGAGCTTCTTGAGGCCCGGCGTGCGTTGAAGCCAGCCTGCGTTAAAGCCGCTGTCCGATTTTTCTTGAAACAAGTTAACAGCTCTCGTATCAGCCGCATTGGGGCTGCGAGCGACGTTGTTTGAAGCAAGGATCGGTGACTTTGCCATTTAGTAACTCGGATACCATTTAGTAGTGGTAGCATCATATACCAACATCATCACACGGCCTGTCACCGCCAGTGAAGCAATTTGAATGTTGCCCGCCAACCCTAATTGAAAACCAGCAAGCGGTATGAAATACAAAATGCCGCCCGTTGCAGCAAAAGCAGGGGGAGGGGTAATAGTAGCGATAGTTACAACACCTGATATAAAACTTACCGCTGTAGTCGGTGCGATTGTAGTCGCAGACACAATAGTTGGGGCAACAGCACCAAAACCTATTACGCCGGAAAACAACGGGTTGGTGGCGCAAACAGGTGAGCCGGTGCCTGACGGCGTTACGAACGAGGCGTAGTTAGTTGTCCCTGCGGACTGAAGTATCTGACCAGAAGTCGTGGAGGAGATCGGAGAGAACGCACCGTTGACGGTCGCACCCGACGACATAATACTGTAGGCAGGCACCGTGCCCAAACCCGTACCGCCGTTAGCCGCACCGAGCGTGCCGGACACGCCGGACCCCAACGGCAAGTTAGAGACGTTCGCCATGTTACCTGCAACGGGCGTGCCAAGGTCGGCACCGATCAAAGTGATGTTGGAGAACAGCGCGGCGTTGGTGATCTGCTTGGTAATGCCGCCTTGTACAATCGGTATGACGTCCGTTGACAACGAACCGGTTGCAATTGGAAGGGCTGAGATGGTTACGTCTGTCATTAGAAGTTACCTGCAAATACGTTGAAGCGTTGACGGGTGCTGGTGATTGCGTAAGGCATTGCCATCTGGTCGTTACCGAAGTTGATGCGTTTGATGTTGCGTTTGGCAACGGCAGCAATGCGACGAGTAGAAGCTGGTGCTTCTACACCAAACTCGTTTGCAAATTCAACAGCAAGGTTAAAACGGAACGCCCGCATATAGCCGGGTGGGAAGGACAAAGTCGTAGCGAGCGTGGAGGCCTGTTTAAGTTCTTCTGCCGAAATGAAATGAAACTCAAGCGCTTTGGTCGGCACCGGATACAAATGCAGCTCAATATTAGGAAACGCGGTGTTGATCCACATTACTTGCGGATAAGAAGACGTTACGGTTTTAACCGCAATGCCGTCATATTGCTGCTGGTTGATCAGTTTGAAACCGTACGAGATGCCCGTTGCCGGGTCTATAAAGTACGAGCTGTCATCCATGCTGAATGGGCGGTTACCTATAAAATTGCCGGTTGGACCAAGCGACCGCGTAAGTTGACCGGCGGGCCAAGTGAATATTTGCTCTTGGGTGGTATAGATCATCAACCGCTCGAGAGACCAGCTATCAATCATCTGGTTCATAGCGATAAGGGCGTCGTTGGACGTCGCCGCAGTAGGTGTTTCACCTTCAGCAAGCATCCCGATGAGACGGAGCGATCCGTTGATAATGTCGCCTGCTGAATATGTTGACGCCATACTTACACCTTATGGGTAGGGAAAGGCCCACCCGGAATACCCGGGTGGGCTAGTTGCTCGCGGGTCAGAAAGGAGGAAAAAACCCCCGCGAGAGTATTAGGAGATGCGATACAAGTTGTACGCTCCTGTAGCGGCGGTCTTCATCAAACGCCAGAAGCTAGAGCTTTCTGCCTGTGTGCTTGAAGAAGCCGCTAACGCAATAATGTTTGTTGCGCCAACAATGGTAACACCCGTACCACCAGCTACAGTTACGTTGGTGGCATTGATGTTAACAATTCCAAATTCAAAGAAATGACCGATACGCATGTTAGCAAGCGCCGCGTCAAGAACAGTCGCCGAAGGAGTTGTCAGTGTAATTGACGTACCGTTGGCAATGATGATGTCAGAAAACAAGTCCGTCGTTGTGAGGGTCGCACTTGCAGTGTAAGTTGGGAGAGGATACACAGAAGAACGAAGCTCTGCTTCGTTTGAATTTCCGTCACCGAATTGATAGCCACCACCTACTTGTGATAAAGGCATGATAGTTACTCCTAGATGATTGAAGGAGCGGGGCCGTTAAGCCCCGCTTGTTGGATTAACCCCAAAGACGAACAGCCATCTGAGGACGGATTACACCATAGCCGTACAAGACGTCAATACGGCAAGGCATACGGTCGTTGTTGATGTCGTACTGACGGACGACACGCAACGAGATACCGTTGTAGTTTTGGCGAGAAGCCATGTCTACACCTTGCGGCATGATCAAGTCAGCGGTAGCCAACGAGATCGCGTTCTTGTGCATGATCAGGTTTTGTGGGTACACGGTCGAAGGAGCACCAACGAAGGTAACCGCCGCACTGTTCTGCGGGAAACTATCCACGGACGCCAAAGCATGAGCCGAGGTGTAGATCGCAGGGCTGATTGACAGAGTAACGGCAGAACTAGCAGCAGTTGCAGCAGCAGTTACAACAAACTGAGCAAGCGAGCCGGTGGACTGACGGGTCTGCGGGTTGACGGCATAAACACCAGCGATAGTAAACACATCGCCGACGTTGTAGGTGTTACCGGTTGTAGCAGCCAAAGTGATCGAGTTTGCACCCTGAGTGGTGATCGTGCCGGATACAGTGTTACCTGTAGCCACGCGAGAACCAGTCGTGAAGGTGTTGATGGATTGGCTCATCGCCATTTCCTCAAAGCCCAACACGCCTTCGCCAATCAGACCCTTCTTGAAGAAGTTGCTGATAGTGGAGGTGGGGTTGAACAGACCTTTCAAACCGCCGATGATGGCAGCGTTAGCAGCGGGGTTAACCACGCCATAACGAGGGTCTTGAGCAACGGCGTATTCGTTCAGCTTTTGATGGCCTGCGAGCAACACTTCAGCGGTGGCTGGAGCAGTACCGGGAGTACCAACGGAGTTGAAGATATTTTTGTAGGCAGAGGCGACGTCAGCGTCAATAGCAGCAGCGAGCTGGCTGATACGAGGCTTGAGCACGCGATCTGCGAAATCATCCAACTGCATTGTCAATTCGGCAGAAGTAAAGTTAATGCCGATATGCTTCTGAGTGGAGACGGTCAGGGTTGTATATTGCTCGTTGTCGTCTTGAACCTGCAAGGCAGCGCCGTCAGAGACGAGAGCGCGGTCGGGCAAGCGGATGCGGAGGGTGGAGCCGATCTTGGCACCTTCCTTGGCAAAGCTGTCGTCGTATTGACGGTTAACGTATTTCGATGTCACCATGTTGTTCTCGAGAATTTCGAGAGCTTTCCGGGTGATCATGTCAATCGTAAGTATTGAGTTAGCCATGATGAAGTATCCTTGTTGTTAGCGATACTGCTTCTGCTTTGCCTCGAAAGCCTTGACCTGCCGTTGTCTTTCGGCAGCAATCCATTCTTCTGTTGTCATCGACGAGATGGACCGAGGATCGGTCGTGTTGAAAGTCGATGCGCTTGAAGTCCGGGTATTCACAGGCGATATAGGCGCAGGAGCATTTGATGATTTCTTAGCAGGAGGATCAGCCGCGAGTTTCGCTTCTAACTTCCCTAGTTCTTTGGCCTGAAAGATCGGCGCGAGCTTTGCAATCCGTTCTGCCTCTTTGGGGTTAGACCCAAGATGATAGGCCAATTCTGGCCCAATATCAGAGGCTTGAATAGTCTCTGCCATATAAGGCGTGATGCGGAGGTTCGGATTGTACGCGACTTCTTCGAAATCTACATACTTATCGCGGGCTTCTTCTTCACGGTCTTTATACGCTTCAACGTATTCCTGACGGTAGCGATCAGCTTCTTTCTGAGCGACCAACTGTTCCGCACGCTGTTGAGCCAAGGCGTCAACGTAGTGTTGCGGGTCAGTAAAGTTCTCAGGTTTAACTTCAACCGGCCTAGGACGGGTTGCTTCCGCAATCCGGGCTTCCATATTCCGTTCGAATTTACGCTGTTCTTTGTTCAACCGTTTACGGATAATTTCGTCCAATTCCTCTTGTGTAAAGGTTTTGGCCGCTTTTTCCGTAGTGTTTTCAGTGGTTTCGTCTGCTTTCTGTTCAACCGGTGTTTCCGGTTTAGGGGCAGGCGAGGGCAGTTCGGTATCCGCAGAGACTTGATCCGCTAAGATTTCTTCAGTCATGGTAGCTCCTGATTGGACGTTTCAGTACGTTTCGTTAGGTATAGCAAAATTTATGCCGGTTTACAAGAGGCTCTGATCAGTCCGGCGGTGATTGCCGCCTGACAAGCCGCCTGCGTGGCGGGTTTGGTGATGGTCGGGTAGACGTAATTGCCGGACACGACGTTGGGGGCAATGTTGGAAATGTTGTTGACAAACGCCTTGATCGTGGCGTCGTTGGACAACCGCATGGCGTTAAATTCAGCAGGGGTAAACCGCTGAGCGAAATCTTCGACCTTCATAGGCCAAGCACCCGCTGCGGCGTCTGCCGCCACTTGAAGGGCTACGATGGCGGCATCGCGGGTGTTTTGCGCCGTGGTGATTGCCGCCTGATAGGCGGTCTGCGCCGCTGTGATCTGCGCGGCGGTGCTTGAGAAGGCGGGCATTTGATAAGCGGGGATATGCGTGGTTCCGCTGGTATATGTGCGGTTTGACGCCAGCGTTCCCACAAACGGTCCGCACGAGCTGGTGCGCTTGCGGTGCGACCACAAATGCAGGGGGCGGGTTGTCAGGGCGTCCACCGGATAGACCGTGGAGCTTGTGCTGAAGCTGATCTGGTTCCAATCGAAGGTGCCCGCGTTGCCCGTGTACATGCCTTGGAAGATGTCGGACACGACTTGCGGGGCTTGCCCAAAACTGCGGACCAGCCAGATTGAGGTGGCAACACCCGGCACGGTCTGCTTGCCGATGATGGCGCCACGAGCAAACGAGGTCGGGTTGAAGCCAGAGATGGCGTAATAGCCGTCATTAACGGTGCTGGCGATAAACGACAACGTGGTGGTCATGTCGAGCTGGGTGGTGAACTCACCTGACGGGTGGCCCCCTGAGCCGAGCTTGGCGGTGAATGGCTGGCCCCAAATGACAGAACCCAAAAACCCTGTCGGGATGCGGACGTTGCCTTCGGCAATGCCAGCGGCGATGTAAATAGTGGTGTTTGCCGCACCCGTGCCTGTAAAGATAATAGGACCACGGAAAGTGTCTTGCTGGTCAATGTAAATTGTAAAAGCGCTTGTAAACGCTGGCAAGTTGATGGCGTTGATGCCGGGAGTGCCAAACGTAATGTTGTTCAGCCTGATCCAGTTGCGGCACCCTGCGTTCAAGCCAAGCCAGTCGGCGGCGCTAGACACTACCGAGATGTTCTTAAATTCGTTGGAGCACAGCGCACCAGAAACAAACGCAAACGGGGCGTTGGAACCTGTTGAATGGTAAGTGTTGACAAAATGGTTGTAGCGCGAATTGGCTGCGAAGGTCTGGATGCCAGAGATGGTCTGCGTGCCGCCATTGCTGGACAGGTTGTTGCCTTGAACGGTGGTGTTGGTCTGCGTCCAAGTGATGTTGTCCGCATAGGCCGAATTGCCCATCAGGTTCATCGTCATTGGCGTTGTAGCAATAGCCGCAAAGCCTTTGGCGAGGGTCGCAAACGGGAACGACTGCGTGCCGTTGAAGTTGGTGTCATTGCCCGCCGTGCTGTCAATGTAGATGTTCTGGACGTTGAGCGCGGGCAGTTTGGTGGTGGATGTAACCGTGACGATGGTCGCGCCAAACACCGCTGACGGGTTGTTAATCGTAATCTGAAACTGAAGGTTCTTGTTGACGTTACCAGTTTGGACGTTGGTGATGCCGCCGTTGATGCCAAGCTGAGCGTAAGTGGTTTCCGAAGTCACGTCGGTGAAAGTCGTGCCTGTGTATTTCTGGCGCACCCACGGCTGACCTACGCCAACAAATTTCCAAACGCCGTTGTCGTTGTCGGTCTGGTTTTTGAGCAATATCCACTGGCCTGCTGTCGGTGTCTGACCGTCAATAACGGGTAAGCCCGACTTGGATGCGACGTTGGCGGTGGACGCAATATGGACGGCTGGCAGGCTCGGGACGTTTAAAAGCCCCTGCGTGATAGCGGCTTGGGTCTGGCTGGCGGACCAAATGTTGCTTGTGGTTGTCACGGTGTCGTTGACATTTAAGCCGTTGTCGATAACCGCGCCGGAGCTGTTGAAAGTTGCAATGTTACCTGTAACGGCACCAACCACTTTCAATATGTAGGGGGCAAGCGCCCCGCTAATGGCGGTGGATGTTTTGTAGGCCGTCCAAAGGTTCTGGGTCAGCGCTACGCTATCGTTAATGTCGATGCCGCTGTTGATCAGCGTGCCGGATGAGGTTTGGATTGGCAATTTGTTAACCTGACCGCCGTAGATGATCGGCATGACAAACTGACCAATATAATTGGAAATGTCCGCGGCGGTGGTGATGCCTGTCGTACCGTTCTGGTTACCAACAAACTGTTCTGACCCGCCAAGCGGGGTAGTCATTAACGGAAGTGACGAGACCGGTACATCAGCGATGATATTTATCCTTGCCGTAAATAGTTAACCGAGCCGGGTGGCAGGGTGTTGGCCTGCAAAGGGCCGACAATATTGTTGTTATACATCACAAGGATGCGAAAAGTTGGTGCGGCGGGTGCAAGCGGGTTGCTGGTTGGCGAAGACGTAAATTCGTTTTCGCCAACGATACCCAATGGTATACCGTTGCGTCGTCCAAGAAAGTTTGACATCGATTAATTTCGTTGGATAGGACGAATAAGCACGTCGCCAGCAACAGGCGTACCCGCGCCAAGCACCGCCAACAGATTTGCGGCGCTAACGCGATAAGTTTGACTGTCCGGCGTGGGCAACACAAATGACATTGGAATACCCGCAATCACCGGAATGGATTGAATTGTTGCGGTGTTGGTTGGGTGAATTTCAATAAACACGCTGACAGTTGATACCACCATGATGCCTTGGCAACCGGGCGGCAAATAAGAAGTGTTTGCTGCCGTAGCCGTAGTGCCGACGCTAACACGAAGGGTAGGGTATTCCGCCGTGCGTAACGGGTTAAGAAGGTCGGTCATTTAAGGCTCCTATGCCAAAAAGCGAAGTTTATAAAGGGTTTCAAGGTACAATTCAACGATCTCGTCAATCAAGTTCTGTAGGGGTGTATCAGACTTTTCGCACAATTCATACCGTTCTTTTTCGAGCTCTGCCATCTGAGCTGCCAAGAAGTCGGTAATATTGCCCGGTTCTTTGACGCCTTGCAGGTTGATCGGTCCGATCAGGCCGTAACGCCCTTGGTAATGTTCGGCAAGGGTGTCGGTCAGTTCGACGATCTCTTTGTAGAAAGCGTCTAAAGCCATGTGCTTTGAGAAGCTGCGTGTATTCCAGTGAGCTGAATGAGCGACATCCCGCGCAAGAAATAGTTTGCCAAAGAAGTCTTTGGGATCGACTGCCATTATCTGCCTCTAATCGGTGCGTCAGGGTTCGACTGATATGGTGCCCATGCGGGTGTGAGCGGTGAATAGCCTTGACCGGGCGCAACGGGCGCCTCGCCGGGTTGTGGCGGTCCTGCGGGCGCTTGTGGCTGTCCGGGAGCTTCTTGCATCGGCATCGCGCCACGGCTCGCCATCTGCGGAGCGATGGTCTGGTTGCCTAGAATATCTCCGTTCGCCAGCGCCGCATGGAGCGTGCCCATAACAATATCTTGGATTTGCTCGGGCTGCATACCCGCTGCAAGCGCTTGGATGCGCTTGGTCTCAGCGTCAAACGCCTTAATTTTCGCTTCAAAGTCCTTACGCTGTACGTCTTGGGCTTCAATGGAGTTGCTCGCTTGTTGTAACATCTGATGCAGTTGGTCGAGCTCTTTGCCCATCGCCTGTATCTGTTGTTCAGCGTGCTGAAGGGCTGGAGACTTATCTTCGTCAGCGGTGAGCTTCGGATCAATCGTCTTGGCAAAGCGTTGCGCCATCTCTTGCGCCCCGGGCCAATCCATATTCTTGATGAACAAATCGCCTGCAACCGCCCACAACTGCGGGTTGGTTTTGAGCAGGTCTTGCATCGCATCGAGCGCTTCCTGACGCTTCGTGATGTAGCTCGCACCGACGGTTACGGACACGTCGTACTTACCGACGCCGGGATTGTATATCTTAGCAATCACGACGTCAGGGTTGTTCTGATCGCGAATTTCACGCATCGGCTGCGGTTGGTTCGGGTCGATCATCGCCGTGTCGGTTTCGCCGTCCATTCCGATAATACGAGCCACCCGTTGGGTGTCGTATATCTTCGGGATCAGGTCCACGATCTGACGGGTCACATACCGGACGGCGCGACCAAGATTGTCGCCATAATGATATGTTGATATGTCGGATTGTGCTGTACGGGCTTGAATGGCCTTGCCGGTGCGCTCGTTGGACTGTGCGCCTAGCGACGTGTCGTATTGGCCCGTGGTCGTCTTAATGTCCTCCGACGCCCCTTTTTTGGCTTCAATAAGTCCCATTTGAGCCATAGGAGGAGAAGCCCTTTGGGGGAGAGGGAACGATTTGCCCGACCCGTCCATAGCATCGGGGTTGACTTCAAGATAGGGCCAGCTCGTCGTGTTGGCTGTTTTCCATTGCTGTTCGTAACCTTCGAACTGCCCCCCATAGCCGATAAACGGCGCTTTCGGCGCAAGGGCCAGCATTTCCGTTTCAGAAGAGACCCAATAGTTGTACATCCTCTGCGCGTCTTTAGAGTTGCGTACAATTCCACTTGTGAACACCTCGCCGTTAACTTCAAACTCGTTACCCGGTACTTTGACGACCGGTATCCATTTGCCGGGCCACTCTTTCTCGTCTAGAAACTCATATCCGTTGGTTTTGCACCACTTGATAACGCGACGCTGAACGTCTCGGGTCTTAACAACGGGTAACCCCATTTGTTGGAATTGCTTGGCTTCTTTGGAACCCTTAAAGGCAGTTTGGTTGTTTGGGTAAAGATTGAGCACGGCGGGTTCATATTCCACATAGAAATATTCCGCGATCCGTATACTATCATCCCTAATCCATGAAGCGAGATTATCGTCCCCGATACCAAACGTCTGCAAGCTGGAAATGGGGGCGGCGTCAGGAAACTCACGCTCGTAATCATCCATCGCATAATCTTCGGTAACGAAACACCATTTAGCATCCGCTCCACAAGGGTCTTGGGTGGTCGGGTCCATATACACGCTAAAGCTGTTGCGGACGCGCATGATTTTGATGTCTTGATCGAAACTATCATCATCGACGTAATCCGTTACGAGCCGAACATAACCTTCGCCAAAAATGACTTGGTTTTCGCAAGCAGTGTCGTAGCAAACGTCTGCGTCGCTGATATACTCGATGTGACGGACGATACCGTCCATGATTTCAGCGACTTTAATGTCTCCCTTGTCGTCCGCAGGGATGACTTTACCGCTTGGTCGATTTTTTCGTAGCTCATTTGTGATCTGCCTAACGTGGGCCGGTAGCTTGTTTACGGTCAGGCACGGCCTAGCGTTAATTGTTTGCCCTTGCACCGATCCACGGGTTTGCAAGACGTCGGCAGGCCATTGCCATTGGTTGTCGGGTGAACCGGCGTAAAAACGCAGGTCGTCTAATTGGTCTTCACGACTGTCGGAGTAGGCGTCTTGTGCGTAGCGCAAGCGTTTCCGCATCGTGGCGAGTTCTTCTTCCTCATCACGATCTGGTTTAGCTTTGCCGTTCTTGGACGCTTTATCGTCATCGATCATGTTATTTACCCAAGATTTTGTTCGCTTTGGCGTCAATTTTGGCTTTGCTGGAGGAGCTCAAATTGCCTTTGGCAACCTGTTGCGAAGCCCGTGCTTTGGCGTTTGCAGCATGAGATTTGTCATTAACCGGATATTTTCGCTCACCGGGCAGGCCAAATTGACTATCTGCAAGAGCATTACGCGATTTTGAGGACATTTTAGCCATTAGGAGCCCATCCATGAAGTGTTAATGGTTGATGGATTATAGAATTGCGGCACGCCGCGCTTTTCTTGGCGATTTCCGACGGGGAAGGCAAAAGTAACGCATAAAGCGTCTGCGGTATCAGGGGACGCCATTCCTCTTGACCGCATTTCCTTTTTTCCTTCCAAAAAGATGACACCAGAGCTGTTTGGCTTCTTTGTTGGACCCATCAAATCGGATTTAAGACGGCGGTCGTTGGGGATGCTTGCCGTTTTCAACCAGTCTTTCATGTCAGCCCACATTTCAGCGCGTTTATTGCCCCATGCCTTGTTGTTGCGAGCCGCCCAACCGAAATTGACGCCTCTAACCTTATAGCGTTGTTCTTTCAAGCGGTCAAGTACTCCCGCACCTAAGCCGCCTTCGTCAACGCAGACCATTGCAGGCTGCCATTCCTCAATAACCTCGATGACATGCCCTACCGTAACCATTGTATCATCGCCGGAATATCGCTTTATGTCAAGAATATCGCGCCCTTGCCGGATAACGATGACCGTACTGTCCGCGCCAGACCGCGCAGGGTCCACACCGACAATAATTGGCGCGGACAGGTCTTTGTACGGCTCTCTGCTGGCCGCATCTTCGACCAAGTGCATTGAAATGAAGATGTCGTCGTCTTCTGGCGGGAACATTCCGTAGACTTCGACGTGCGCTTGGACGCTATCGGGGCCATATTCAGCGATAATTTGCTGATAAAGCTGTTGATCGGTGCCCTCGACCGTCCGCGCATCGACCGTTTCCGTGTCCCAAAACTCCCGTTTAGCATGAAAACACTCGAAAAAGTACCCTTGGTTGCGGCGTGGGTTGGAAAACGCCACCCAAAAGCGGTTAGGCGTGTTTTCAGTGAAAAAGCCCGTCGCCACCGACCAGATGGTATCTGGTATACCAGACGCTTCGTCGAATATGACCATAACGCCGTCGAAGTTATGCACACCGGCGTAGCTGTCCGGGTTCTCAGCCGACCACAACCGGCCTTCAGCCGACCAGTAGCGCGTCCCTTTTTTGAGATCACGCTCAACAATTTCCGTTAACCATTTAGCAGGCATCAATCGGGTGGCTGATATTTCCCACCAATGGGAGTTGATCAGCATCATGGTCCATTTGGTCAGCTCGGCCCATGTCACGGACCGGAGCTGCGCTTCGGAGTTAGCAGATATGATAACCGTCCCGCCGATGCGGGTCGTCATAAACCAGTTTGTGATCCAGCTAACCAGCGCCGATTTACCGATACCGCGACCGGACGAGATGGCTTTCCTGTAGACCTCATACGCTTGGCGTGGCTCGTTTGCGGCGATGTGGCTTGCCATCTCCCGCAGAACGCGCCTTTGCCATTTTCTCGGGCCCTTGAAGTTCTCCAGCGGCGTCCCCGTCTGTCCCCAAGGGTAGGCAAACATCACGAACGCTTCCGGGTTGTTCGCTATCCGGGGGCTCCAGAGCTCTGCCATGAGCGCTTGTTCTTCCTTCGGCGAGTATTTGATTTGCTGCATTGGTGGTGCCTTCAATGGTGATTATCCGCTCGCGTGCTGTAGAGAGCGCGTCGGTAATGGAGATACTGGTGTGGTTTTCGATGGAGATGGCTTGCTTGGCTACCCAATCGTGCCGGTGCTTGAGGTAGTCCAGCGCGATCTTGGCGTCGCCTGTAGCGATGGCGGCATGGATAGCAGCGGCAGCGGTGGCTTCACTGTCAGCCCGACCTTGCAGCTCGGCTTGTTCAGCCAGCGGGTCGTGGACGGTCAGCGTGCGGTATTCTGAGGGAAGGAGGCCAGCGTGAAGGGCAAGACTGTCGCCTCGTAGCCCGAGCCGTGCGGCTTCGTAAATGCGGCGCAGGACGTTTTCTGTAGCGTGTACGTCCCTGACACATAGCGGTAAATCTTCGAATGGCATGTGGCCCCCGGCTGTTGCGGTAAAGGTGTTATAGCACGGGTGTATCACTGTATCAACCGTAGTAGGCGACTTTTACTCAATCCCTATTATATGATATTAGGAACAAATCGTGAACAATAATGTTATATATGGATTGAGTATTTTTGGCTTATTACGGTTGATACATTGATACGCTACAAAAAAAAATCAAAATTTGTTCACGGACCCTGCCGAGCTCAACATGGCCCCCGGTCGGGCCCTGCCACCCCCAGCCCCCCACCCCCCTAGGTAAAAATACTTACTGCGCTGCAGCATGGCACAGTCCTTGATTGTGAGACTGGCACGAGGCTTGCTTGTCGTCTCGAACCGTGGGACTGGCACGCTTTTTGCTTGTCGTCTTATAGCGTGAGACTGGCACGCTTCTTGCTTATATCCCATGCCGTGAGATTGTGTCTTGTGGTTTGGGACATTAGCTGTTTGTTTTAGTTTTGAAATGTCATCCCGATCAGCGGGACACCATTCCGATCAGCGGGACGCTATCCCATGGTTTGGGACATTAGCTGTTTGTTTTAGTTTTGGGGTTGGCGGGTTGAAAAGTAGGTGCGCGGGGTGTGTGTATCAATGTATCAATGTATAAATTCCAAAAGTACTCAACTCATATAAACATAAAAGCTACTACACAATAAATAAGAGTTAATTGATACATTGATACATTTGTTACTAGATTGAAAACATTAGTTTTTTTGTCGTCAAAATGTATCAATGTATCAATCCTTCACTGCTACATTATGGCAAAAACATGGCTACGACTAAAGTCTATGCCTCTAGACGCCACAAAAACCACCCGTGAGCGCCCAAAACCAAACCCGCGCACCCTTGCTACGGAAAAAACAATGTTCCGTATTTGTTCACGTTTACTGCGTACAAATACTTATAGACTATTGTTTAACTAGCATTTAAAAAAACGGCATGCGAAGATCAAATCACGGTAAAGGAAAGGACAAAACAATGACGTCTTTTAAATTTAAATACCAAGGCATCACCGGCATCTGCGAACGATACAAAGGTGGCGCGTACATTTGGTGGGGCGGCATGGGCTTTCATTTTAGCGCTGCAATTCCCGCTTTACAGCGTGCAATCTTAAAATATGAACCAAAATAACAGGAAAGGACAAGACAATGACAGACATACTCACCACATGGTATTATGACGACGACGGCAAAGCGTTCAGCGCCGTCGTCTATATCAACTCACCTGCTACTTACTCATGCCTGATCATTTTCTAATAGGAAAGGACAATACAATGCCCAATCAATTCTCACGCTACGGCAACACCTTCAGCCTCGATATTATCAGCGAGCGCACCCTGCGGTCAGAAGATCTGATCGAAGCGTTCAGCGAAGAACTGCACCGCCTTGCACCCTTCAATTATAAGGCCATCCGGTCCGATGGTGCGGCATGGATCATGAACGAGCGCTTAGGCATCGACACCGACGAGCACCACGAGGATGGCTCTTATATCGTAAACGAACTGATCGACGCCTTGAACGACATTGCAAGCAAGCATAATGCTTGGTTCGGCACAATCGAAGGCGATGGCGCGTGCTTTGCTTTCCAATCCTACGACGACGACAACGAAACCTTTGACAATGGGGAGTACGACGATGACCAGCACATGGTGGCGTAATTCCATGGCGGGGTGCAAACAAAGCACCCCAACCCGCCCACCCCGCAAACCATACTTCAAGTATGCGACTGTTCGCTAGGCGAACACAATACCAGAAAGGACACAACCCCATGTTTAAGACCATCGTCGCGTCAACTCTTATCGCCATCCTGCTGCAACTGCTAGGCGCACCCACCTTCTTTGTTATCGTCGTCGGTTTCGGATGGGTGGCATGGTACGGCATAGGCTTTGCTTTCTTCGCATGGGCTTGGGCATTGGAAAGAGCACCCGCGTTTACTATGATATTAACCTTGGGTGGTATGTTTCAAGCCTACAAAGCCTTCACCACCTTCACATATTAACAGGAAAGGATAAGACAATGGCACAATACAATGGCTGGACAAACTACGAAACATGGCGTGTAAACCTCGAGATCTTCGACGGCACCACACTGCGCGACTTATCACTGCATCGCCGCGATCTTTGGGAAGTCAAATCAGCGCTGAAGGAATACGCTCAAGAATTGATCGAGCAGGATTGTAAGAATGATTTGACGCTATCATATGCCCGTGCCTTTCTTGATGCAGTTGATTGGCATGAAATCGCGCAGCATATGATGGAAGAATACGAGCAAGACGAGTCAGTCTAAAGTATTATTGCAATCCGATGGCATCCGATGGTAGGGTGCCATCCAATGGCAATAATGCCGATACAGGAAAGGACAAGACAATGACCACCACCCTTCTTATGCCCAACGACATCCTGCGTGCTGCTGCGTTGTTCGCAAGCACTGAAACCGCTCGCTACTATCTGAACGGCGTGTATCTTGAGAGTGTAGGCGACAAGGTGCGCTTGACTGCCACCGATGGCAAGACGCTGTTCACGTCGCAGGTGCACATGCAAGCGCCCGAAACCATCAAGGTGATCATCCCCACGGCGCTGATCAAGAAGCTGCCTGCAACAAAACCCCAGCATAACTACGTTGACATCACCATTAACGGTAATAAGGTGTCGCTCACATATATGGGCATGACCGTGCAAGGTGAGGCCGTCGATGCCACCTTCCCCGACTATCGTCGGATAGTGCCGAAAGAGCTCGAGACAGGACAAGCGCAGTTTGATCCCGATCAGGTGGTGCTGTTCAAGAAAGCGGGTAAGATACTAGGCGCAGGTGGCGTGCCGGTCTTAGTGCACAATGGTGGCGGACCTGCTCTCGTTCGCATTGTGCCGAATGATCATTCGAAAGTGTACCAGTGCTTTGGGCTTGTCATGCCCATGACGTCGCACAAAGCAGATTTGAGCCCTCCCTACACGTCATGGGTGCACGATGCTTGATTAACCGCCCTTGTGCGATACGATGGCATCCGATGCTATAGGGTGCCATCCGATGGCACAATGCCGAAACAGGAAAGGACAAGACCATGCCTCTATTGATCAGCGAGTTCTATAGTATTGTGACACCCGAAAGCGCAGAACAAGGCGACTATGACGAAACAGGCACCATGTTCACGCAACAACCCTTCACCTTTCGTGAGCTCGTCGACTATATCGAGCGAGAAGGCTTCGCATACGCTTCGCAATACCCTATTAGCGAAGCCCATGACACCGCACAAGTGTGGCTCGAGAATGGCGGCACCCATGACTATTACGACGGCTCCGAAACCTACCGCACCTTGCATTTCGACTATAC